GTGACATTAGCCCCACTAGCAGACCCAATAAGAGTAGTACTTAAAGCTGAGCCAGTTAGATTAAATGTTCCTGATACAGAAGTTAAAAGAGCATCAGTAAATGTTTTTAAAGTTGTACCTTCAGTATTACTTTCAACAGCTGTTGAAGCTGCTGTGAATGTCCCACTAGCAACTCTAGTCACTAATAAATTAGTACCACCTTGTCTAAAGTAATTTTGAGCAGAAATAGCTGTAAAATATGAGTAAGCTAAACCACCACTAACTATAGACCCACCAAATTTAGATAAAAAGTCACTATAAGTAGTGACAACTGTCGGTATACCGACAGGCCCTAACACTGTAGGACCCACAATAGCTGCACCTATAGGAGCAGCGGCCGCCTCAAGGACGGTAGGAACATTCTCATTGTAGAATACTCCTGGGGAGATTATTTGTTCTGCCATGTTGTTTAAAAAAGGTTAATATATATTGTCTTAAATAAATACCATGGAAAATTTCAAAAAAATTAGGTTTTAGTAAAAATACCTTCTTCAATATTTATTGTACCATTACCATACTTTTGAGTTAATTCTTGAGCCAAACTTTTTTCTTTTAATCTAGTTTGGTTTAAATCTTCTATTAACTTCTTTTTTTGAATTTCAAGAAGTTGAATTTGATATTCAAGTTGGCCAAATGAATTAATTAAAGAGTCTTGTTGTTCTTGTAAATCTTTAATTTGAAGGATTTCACTATCATCTAATTTTATAACATTTTCCATAACTATAAATATGGAAATTTTTTTGTAAAATTAAAGATTAGTATTAATGTCTTCTATAAAGTTATTAGATGTAGATCTACCTAAATTTTCAATATTTTCTGAAGAAATATTAATAGTTGAATCACTAGAAAATTTCTTAATAGCATTAAGATCCTTTTGGATTACATCTGGTATTATATATCCATTTAATTTTATCTCAAAAGATCCTCTAACTGTGCGTTGTTGCCCAACATTTAACTCAGTTATGGTTTGATATGAACTTATATTGGCTTTAAACTTAAAACGTTGAGGATCACCCCAATATGAATCAGCAGCGTAATTGATAGCTTCTACAATTTTGTTTAATTGTTCCATATAATATGTGTATATCATACAAGAATAATTAAGAGTAACAAAATCAGGTATTACAACAGCTTGATAGGTTTTAATAGGTGTAGTTCCATTTAATACACTTAATTGATTATAAAAATTTTGCTTAGTGTATTTTTGTTGAAAAACAGCATAAGTTTGAGGAAAATTAGAGTCAACTTTAGAAGTCATACCTCTATTTCTATCAATAGATGTTCTTTTATACATGATAAGAGGAGCCATAATCTTACCATTAACATCCCTATAATATCCATCACGTTGAACTGACTTCCACCTCTCAGGAGAACCATAAATTACAGGAACAGCTACTCTGGCCCCATTTTGGGAGACATAAGGTTTTATAACATTATCAAAATAATATTTTATAGTCTCATCAATATCTTTTAGTCCTATAGTAAAAGGCTTCCAAGAATCATCTTTAAGAGAAATTTGACTAGCTCGAGCGGGGTTAACTACTTGATCATTAGTTCTATTATCAGCTGTAGCTCTTGTAGGAACAAACTCATTAGGTACACCATAAGTTTGACGTGATTGAACATAATTATTTGAAATCTCAAGTTGAGATTTTGGTATTGGAATTTTACCTTGTTCTTGTTCTGCCATTATAGTCTTTCTTTAGTTATTCCAAATTTGTCAGCGGGCTCATAATGAGCTTTACATAAAACAGAGTAATTAGATCCAAAATCACCCAACCCAGGATTAAGAGGATTAGGTTCATTAGGGAAATCAGGATTTTTACCAAATAAATATTGATTAGCTATAATACTATCAATTTGATAATAACCATTTTGATAAAGAATTAAATCTCCTACCTCAGGAGCTATTTGAGCATTAGATAAATCTTCTCTTAAAAAATAAAAATTTATAGCCCAATTAAAATCTACACCAAATTCATCTTCTGAATAAGCTTGGTCTTCTCTATTGATTAGACAATTAAATATAATAGGACCATCATAAAATTTACCCCCAGCTGCCTCACCATATAAATTAAAAGTAGTTTGAGATAATCTTAATTTATAAAAAGAACATTGTTGAGTAATAATATCACCCATCAACTCTCGAGTGACAGTTGTAAATAAATTAATATCTCGAGAGCGTCCAAATAATGCCATTATCCAATGTATATAGTATAAGGTACGTTGTTTAGTTCTTTTTGTAAATTCTCAGATTCTAAAGCTCTTTTTTCTAATAATTTACTTCTTGAAGTTTCATCTAAATAAGCTCTTAACCTTTCAATCAAAGCAGTTTTTTCAGCTGTGGCAGCTGTTATTAAATCTCCGTGATTTAAAGTAACTTCAGCATTAGGTATAGGCACTGATGTGTATTTACCTCTAACATATCCCAACATTTCTTTACAAAGAGCTAAAGCATATTCAAATATCCATTGTCTACCTATTGAATTTATATAAGAATATGTTGGATTATTGTATGGAGTATTTGATACATTAGTTACCTTACCTCGCCCCATACTACCAGATACAACTGGGTTATTACGATCAGATTTTAGAATATATTCAAAGTGTAAAATATGGTTACTGAAAGGGATAGGGAATATTTTTAATTGGTTATTAATTAATTCAAAACTGTAGTTAGATTTCCTTATTTGGTCATTAAAATCAATAGCTTGGATCTTCTGCAAATCATAATTAATAGGCATTAACAAAAAGTTAATACCAGGTGAATAAGAACCAAATCCAAATGCTTGTAAAAGACCTTGAACATCAGTACCTGTACCGGCATAAGGGTCAAAATATCTTACAATAGGTGGAATAGATTCATAAAATATTCTTTTAATTTCAAGATTACCAGCGTCTATACTTTGGCTAGTAGCCCATTCATTTAAGTTATATTTTTGGACTCCTTGTTGTAAGGCTATACTACCTGTTCTCCAAGTAACACTACCCCCCACTCCAGCTTCAACACCATATTGATCTGCTATTCTAATTACAGTACCTAAATTAGGTTTAACAAGAGTATTATTTAAGTTTGATCCTGTTGGGGATCCTTCTAAAGATAAGTAGTTTTGAGCTACTTGATAGGCATAAACTTCATTACCATATGTTGTTACTGCTTCTTCAAAAGCAGTATAAAAATTTATGTCTTGAAGTTCAACATCAACTAAAGGATATCCTAGTCTACGAGCTACAAATATAGCTACTCTATCAGCATCTGTTTGAAAATCAGTGTCATTATCATAAAATCCAAAAGGTGTATTACCTGGGAAGAATGATGATGAGCCTGGCCAAATAGGAGAGTTTGCCATGATATTTTGTTATAAATATCAAGGAAGAGAGGTCATTATAACAGTAGTTTGGCCTGAGGTTGATGTAAAAGTTATTGGGGTAAAATCAGTAACACCTAAAGCTTTACAAAAAAAGTAATAAGTATAAGATTGAGCTGGGGTTAATCCTGTAATTACCCATTTAGATGAAACTTCATAAAAACCATTATCTATTCCACCACCAGCTTCAGGTAAAGCAAAAATTGTTTTATAATCTTTTACAGTTGTAAATGAATTAGGAGTTGATGACAATCCTATTTGGTAATTACGGGATCCTACTGATAAAGGTGAAGTATTTTGGGATGATAACCCTAAATTACTTAATTCTATTAATATTTTACCATTACTAGGTGTTATAAAACTAGCTGAAATGATAGAAAAAGACCCTGTATTCCCACTACCTGAAAAAGTCAAATTTTGGGTTGAAGGGGATAATTGATAACTTATTATATTCCCTAAAGTAGTATCATTTGAGTTAATAACATATGATGCTGTTAAAGCATATGAAGCACTTGTAACTAATAAAGATGATGTTGATATAGCTGTTGGAACTTGATTAGTATTACCTACCCAAACATAACCCGATGCTATATTAGGTATATCATTTGTTCTACCTGCTCCTGTAATTAATCCTGAACCATTAGCACCTACTTTGATAACATTTCCTAATTTTTGTATTAAAGCACTACCGGTTGGTTTAACATTAGTATAACCACCTCCTACAGCTACATAAACACTTTGACCAGCTTGGAATGTTGATGTATCAACTCCATTAATAAAACCACTAATAATACCATATCCTTCCTGCCCATCTGTTAATTGTTCATCTAAAATAATAGTGGCAGGCATTTTAGCTGAGTTACTAGCGTCAGCCGGATAAACATGAGTAGCATTTCCTGTTGAACCACTAACATAACATGGAGTACCCTTAGCTAATATTACTCCAGATACATTTTTAACAGATTCTATAACTTTTCTAGGAGTAGAATTAATTAAAAATGTTGAACTGTCACCTTTAGTAAAAGTTATTTCAGCAAAATCATTTGAAGCTGTTATGATATTAGCTAAAGCATAAGAAGATGTAATAGCTCTAGAAGAAGTACCATATAAACTACCTGTAAAAGAAGAAGCTATAATATTACCACTGGCTGTTATATGTCCATTTGAACCACTAGCCCAAATAGAACCAGTTACTATTAAATCAGTATGAGATGTTATAAAACCAGGTATTCCTTGAGGACCTTGGGAACCAGAAGGACCTTGAATACCTTGTTCACCTTGTGAGCCTTGAGAACCTGAAGGACCTTGAGAACCTGAAGGACCTTGGATGCCTTGATCACCTTGTGGGCCTTGAGAACCTGAAGGACCCTGAGAGCCTGAAGGACCCTGAAGTCCAATAGGACCCTGGGGGCCTAAAGTTGTAACTTCAATGATAGAACTAACAGGTTGGGTTAAATTAACTGTGTTAGATTCCTGTACAGCTATTTGAACTGTTAAACCATTGGAAGAATTAATTTCAACAGTAGCCATTAGTATAGTCCTTCAGTTACTTCTTGAGACAATTTAACTTTACCTTCTAATATTCTAGTAACAGTACCATCTGATGAAGCTAGTTCAAGGTCATATGATGCTAAATCAAAACTTAATTGAGAAGATGAAACAGCTGATATATATACTCCTATAGTTCCTGAGGTGGGTGGTTTTAATCCACCTGAACCACTTAAGTTTAAGCCAGTCCCATCAGCTGCTAAACTACTTGATAAATTTATATATAGAACATCAGACCCAGGCCCAGGTCTTAATTGCATTCTAGCTTGATATCCTGTTAAATTAATAGGATTTCCACTAGAATCTTTGTAAGCTATTTCAAAATCTACAGTAGCTCCTTGTTCAATTGTAAAAGAGTATTTTCCAGCTGCCATAATTATAAATATTAAGAACTAATTAAATTTTCAGCATAATAATTTCTTAAATCTTCAACAATTTCATTTCTATGGTTAGAAGTTAATGTTATAGCTTCAAGGTGCTTTATTTTTTTAGAGGCAGTGTATAAAAATTTAAACCCAGAATCACCTTTCTTTTTTAAGTCTATTTGATAAGTGTCACCACAAATAATCATTTTAGAACGTAAACCTAAACGAGTTACAATCATTTCCATTTGTTCATGGGTGACATTTTGTGCTTCATCTACAATAACACATGAATCAACAAATGTTCTACCTCTCATAAAGGAAACAGGCACAATTTCTATTTTATCATCAGCTATAAGTTTTTCAACTTTTTCTTTATCATATAAGATAAATAGATTTTGGTATATAGGTTGAACCCATGGATCCATTTTTTCACGTAGATCTCCCGGTAAAAATCCAATTTCTTCTTTGGATACCGTAGGTCGTGTGATTATTATTTTTTCATAGATTTTACGTAATAATCCGTCAAGAGCAACTTGACAAGCTAACAATGTTTTACCAGAACCAGCTTGACCAGCTAATAGTGTTATAGTATTATCTAATATTTTTTGTTTAGCTTCTTTTTGTTCTTCGTTTAAATTAACTCTAAATTTAATCGGATTTTTAACTACTTTTTTTTCTCT